CACCATCATGGTGCTGGCGATCATCAGCGCCGCGCGCGCGGGCGTCACCGTGACGATGGACGAACTGGACGGGCTGCCGTTCGGTGCGGTCACGCTGGAGGATGACGAGGACCGCCCTACCGACGCGGCAGCCGCCGCGCCCGACGGGCTGCCAGCGACGACCCCCGACAATGGTGGGAACCCGTCCTGATGCGCGTCTATGGCATCGCACCGTGGGACATGGACCGGATGACCGGCGGCGAACTGGAGGCCATCGCGCGCGACCTGCGGGCGATGGATAAGGCGGCGAAGGGCTAGGCATGGCGCTGGGCGCAACACTCACCCGCACGCTACAGGCGGTCATCACCGCCGACGCATCGCGGTTCGTCGCTGCCACCGGGCAGGCATCGCGCAGCGCGGACACGCTGGGCGCGAAGTTGCGCCGGGGCATCGGCAAGGCTGCACCGTTCGCGGCGGTCGGCCTGGGGCTGGTGGCATTTCAGGCGAAGCAGGGCGTGCAAGGCGTCATGGAGGACGAGAAGGCGCTGACCAACCTGGAGTCCACGCTGAAGGCCACGGGCAACGCGGCCAAAATCACGGCCGATGGGTTCTTCGAGTATGCCAACCAACTGCAGGCCACCACGGGCGTCGGTGCCGATCAGATCACGCAAGGGGCCGCCCTGCTGGGCACGTTCCGCGCGGTGCGTAACGAGGTGGGCAAGGGAAATCAGATTTTCACCCGCGCCACCGAGGCCGCGCTGGACCTGTCGAAAAAGGGATTTGGCGACCTGGAATCGGCTAACAAGATGCTGGGCAAGGCGCTGCAAGACCCAACGCGCGGCATCACCGCCCTGTCGCGCGCGGGCGTCACGTTCAGCGAGTCGCAAAAAGAGCAGATCAAGACCATGCAGGAATCCGGCGACCTGCTGGGCGCGCAAAAGGTAATCCTGGCCGAGGTGGAGGGGCAGGTAAAGGGGACCGCGAAGGCATACGGCCAGACCACCGCCGGGCAGGTGGACCGAGCCGCGCGCGCCTTTGAGGAACTGCAAAAGGCGCTGGCAGTCGCGCTGCTGCCGGTCATCACCACGCTGGCCGGGATGCTCACAAAGGTGTCCGGGTTCATGCAGGAAAACGAGCGCGTGGTGAAAATCGCCATCATCGCATTTACGGGCCTGGCGGCGGCGGTGCTAGCCGTATCCGCCGCGCTGAAGGTTATGGCCGCGTTCGCCGCGCTGTCCTCGCCCATCGGGCTGGTGGCCGTCGCCATCGGGGCCGTGGTGGCGGGCGTCATCCTGCTGTGGAAGCGGTCCGCGACATTTCGGAAGGTAGTCACCGGAGCGTGGGAGGCCGTGCGGGCCGTCGTGGAAAAGGTCGTGGACGTATTCCGTGGCCCGGTGAAGGCCGCGTTCGCTGTCATCAGTAACACGGTGAAGGCCGTGGCCCGGCTGCTGTCCGGCGATTTCAGCGGCGCGTGGGATGCCGCGAAGGGCGCGGTGCGGGGAGTGCTGGACTGGATAAAGGCGACCGTGTTGGCGCTGCCGTCAATCATCCTCACCGCCGCCGTGAAAATCGGCGCGGCCATCGTGAACGGCATCAAGTCCGGCGTTGCGACCCTGGGCGACAAGGTGTGGGACGGCATAAAGGCGCTGCCGTCGAACCTGCTGGGCCGCGTCGGCTCGTGGCTTACCGGGCTGGCGCAAATCGGTGGCAAGGCCATCGAATACATCAAGGCGGGCGCGGTCAGCCTCGCCGCCGCCGTGTGGACAAACATCACCAACATGCCCACCGCGCTCATGCGTAGCGTGGGCGGCTGGCTTACCGGCCTGGCTGAAATCGGCGGAAAGGTTATTGACTACATCAAGTCCGGCGTGACCGGGCTGGCGAGCGCCGCGTGGGAAAAGATCAAGGGAATGCCCACGGCGCTAGCAGGGATGATTACTAGGACATTCCGCGACAACCTGGGCACGTTCGGCGGAAACATTATCGGGTGGATAAAGGGAGGAATCAGTAGCGCGGTGAGTGGGCTGAAGTCGGCCGCCACCGCTGCGGTGAATGCCGTGGTGCGCGCGCTGAACAAGGTAAAAAATGCCACGATCAACAAGGGCATCAGCGCGCTAAATAAGATCATCCCCGGCGGCGACCCCATCCCGGAGGTGCCGGACATTCCGACGCTGGCGCTGGCACGCGGCGGCATCGTGGACGGCCCGCTGAATGCCATCGTGGGCGAGGCCGGACCGGAGGCCGTCATCCCGCTGTCGAACCCGACCGGACGCCGGGCGCTGGCCGACGCGCTGCGCGAGGCAAGCGGCGGCGCAGGCGGCGGCACCGTCATCAACGTGACCGTGAACGGTGCAATAGCGGGCGACGTGCGCGACCTGGCGCAGCGCCTGAAACCGGAACTGGACCGCGTGCTGGTGGCCGGGTTCTAGGTGTCCATGCCGACCTACAAAGTGGAGGTGGGATGGGGGAACGCGCTGGCGGGCACGTTCATCATCGGCACCTCGCGCCTCACCGATGGCGACGGCCTGCTGCCCGAGGGCGGCGCGGGCGATGTGTTGTCGTCGTCCTTCACGCAGTTCTTCGATGGGCCGCAGGACGACATCACCGCCGACGTGGAGGCCATGCGTATCAACCGTGGCCGGGACACGCTGCTGGACAGCATGAGCGCGGGCACCCTGGAACTGACCGTGCGCCGCCCGGATGATAAGCCCTACTGGAACCCGGCGAACACGGCCAGCGACATCAACAGCAACGCGCCGGGGTTCGTGCCCATGCGCCCGGTGCGCGTGACCGCCACCTACGATGACGGCGGCGGGTCCGTGGACTATCCCCTGTTCTACGGCTTCATCCGCAGCGCCGCACACGACACCATCACCGGCCGGACGAACATTCAGGCGCTAGACCTGTTCCTGTGGCTGGCGCGGCTCTATCCCGTCGCCGCTGCCGACATCACCACGGGCGCGCGCGACGCCGCCGATGGCAGTACCGCATCAGCCGCTGAAACGGTGGATGTGTCCACGCGCTCCACGCGGGGGTTGCTGAAGTGAGCACCACCACGGGCGAACGTATTGGCGACATCCTGGACGCCGCAGGCTGGACCGAATCCGCGCTGCGGTCGCTGGACACGGGCGACACCATCACCGTCACCGCGCCGGAAGGCAACCAGACCGCGCTGGCGCAGGTGGAGGCGCTGCTGGCCGCCGAGCGCGGGGTGTTCTACATCGCCGCCGACGGCACCGCGACATACGAGGACCGCGCGGCCATCGCGCAGCGCCGGGCATCATCGGCCACCATCACCGACGGGGCCGTGACGGCCGAACCGGGATTTGAGGTGGACCGGCTGGTGAACCGGCAGACCGTGACGCGCACGGTGCCCGGCGGCACGGACGGCACGCCGCAGGTGGCGACGAACGAGGAAAGCCTGGAAACCTACGGGCTGAACGACGGCGGCACCATTTCCACGCCCTATCTGACCGCCGACACCGACGCCGCCCGGCTGGCGCGCTACCTGGTGAACCTGAAGGGCGAACTGCGGCGACCGCTGCGCGTGGAGGTGACCGGCCCGGCCGCGTATGCGTGCCTGGGGCTGGAGTTGCAGGACCGCGTGACGGTGAACGACACCGAGGCGAACACCACCGGGGATTACCACATCCAGCGCATCGAACACACGGTGGGCGAGTTCGGGCTGTCGCATGCCATACGCTTCACCCTTAGCCCGCGCGGGGCCGAGGGCTTTATTATTGGCGCTGCTAGCGCGTCCCCCGGTGACGCGGACTACGGCAGCGAAATCGGCAGCACCACGGACTTCATAGGCTACTAAGGCAGGCGCGCATGGCTAAGACATACAACACCGTCCCCGACAAGGCTGCGGGCGATCAGTTTACCGAGGCTATGTGGGACGACTACATCAAGACAAACGGGAATAACCTAATCACGCCGCCTATGTGCCGCGTCAAGCAGACCTCCGGGGTGGCCATCAACGATGCATCGAACACCATCCTCGCCTTCGATGCCGAGGACTTTGACACGGACGGCATGCACGACAACGCTACGAACAACAGCCGCATCACGATCAACACGGCGGGCGTCTATCTAGTGATTGCCAGCGTGCGCTACACGGCGGGAGTAAGCGACGACGCGCGCATCTCGATTCTTAAGAATGGCGGCAACGTCGGCATTGACGAGCGCAGGCCGAATAACAGCCGCAGCGGACATCAGGTGATGGGCTATTACGACCTAGCCGTGGCTGACTACCTAGAGGCGCAGGTCTATCAGAACAACAGCGCGAACACGGCCCGAACGACTGACACGCCCTACACCTTCCTCTCGGCCGCGTGGATTGGGAAGGCGTCCTAGCCGTGACCTCCACCGACGTCACCCGCCTGTACGCCCTGCTGGACGAACTGCGCCGCGAGCAGCGCAAGGACATGACCGCGCTGCATGACGAGGTGGTGGGTTACCGCGCGGACCTGAACGGACGCCTGAAGGCGCTGGAACTGGAGCAGGCAAAGCGCGAGGGCGAGCAGGACGGGCGCGGGGATGTCGGCAGGCTCATCATGGCGGTGGCCGCAACATCGGCCGCCATCGGCAGCGTGGTGGCCCTAATCGCCACGCTACTCTAGGGGGGCACATGGCAACGGCAGGACAACGGGCAGCCGCGCGCGCGGCTAAGTACGTCGGGACATCCGAGCGGGGCAATAACCGTGGCCCCGATGTGGACCGCTGGCAGGAACCGTGGGGCATGGGGTACGGCTGGCCCTGGTGCGGCGCGGCAGCGGCGGCATGGGTAGCCTATGGCGTCACCGGCCGCGAGTCGGATGTGTACGACCCGCGCCTGGGAAACCCGCCCATCGGGCACCCGTCCACCGCCGTCATGGCGCAACGCGCGCGCGCACAGGGTGCTGTAATCCCGCACCCGGTCCCCGGCGCGTTCATCATTTGGCCGGGTAAGCATGTGGAGGTGTGCGCGGACTACTCGCCCGACGGCCGCACCGTCGTGACCTACGGCGGGAACACGGGCGACGCATGCCGCCGACAGGTTCGCGCATACGGGCGTGGCACCGGCACCATCATCGCCGCGCCGCCCGCCATCCGCGCCGGTAGCACGCCCGCCCCGCGTGGTGACCGCCGGTACTATGTGGAGGACGTGGGCGCTGCAAAGCGGACCCGCCTGTACGGCCCGTGGCGCGTGAAGGCATGGCGCGAGCGCGTCATCGCCCGGCTGCCGAAGGCCGACCGCGACCGCGTGCGCCGGGTCCGCGTGGGACGTGCCTATGGCTACGAGATTGGCCCCCGCCGCGTGTACGGCCCGTGGGCTACCGTCGCCGCGCGCGACCGCGCCGCGAAGGCGCTGGCGAACAGGCTGGGCCGACCCGTCCGCCGTTTCTCACTACCGCCCGCAAAGGCGAAGGGCGCGAAGGCGTCCGCGCTGGGCAAGACCACCTAGACCGGGGAGGAACCCGTGAACCGTGTACCCGTAGGCCCTAGCACCCTGGCCCTGCTCACCGCCGCCGTAGGTGGTGCCGCCGCGTTCGTCGTGTCATGGGCCGAAACCGGCAGCGCCCCGGCGTGGCTGGCCGTCGTATCCGCCGCGCTTGTCGCCATCCTGGGCGTGCTTAGGTCATGGCAGGCCGTCCACATGGGCGAGGGCGTGGAGGACATCGTGGACGAAGGCCCGGTGCTGCCGGACGACATGCCCGCCGAGGACATCCCCGAGGACGTCTAGGGGGCACCACTAGGGGGAGGCGCTAATGGCACCACCGCGTAAGCCGTGCCCGTACGACACGCCGGACGAACTGCGGGCGGCCATCGTGGCCGCCGGGTCGGTGGACACGCTGGGCCATGAAATCGGCGCGAGCGCGAACACCATCCGGCGATGGTGCCGTGAGCAGGGCGTGGACACGCGCAGCGGCAAGACCGGCCGACCGCTGGACGTGCCATACGCCGACGCCGCCGAAATGGAGGCCGCGCTAGCCGAGGCCGGTAGCCTGAAGGCGCTGGCGGGCGCGCTGGGCCGCGACGAAAAGACCGTGCGCCGATGGATGGTCCGGCTGGGCGTCGAATCGCCGGAACCTGGACGCCGCACCGATGGCGGCGAGTTCATGGGCCGCCTGTCGGATGCCCACATGGCCGCCATGCTGGATGCCATCGGCCCCCGCGAGTTGGCGCAGGCGCTGGGGCTGAACACCGACACGGTGCGCCGCGAGGCGTCCCGGCGTGGCATCGCCGCCGACCCGGCCGCAGCGCGCAGCCCGCGCGTGGCGATGCTGACCCGCCGCGTGGCCGAACTGGAGCGGCAGGAATCAGCGGTGGCCGACATGATGACCGCCGTGCGCGATGCCGCCCGCGATGCGGTGCCGACCCTGCCGCCGGTAAAGCGCCGCCCGGACATCGGCAGCGGGCAGCCGGTGGATGTGGTGTGCCATGTGTCGGACGTGCAGTACGGCATGGTGGTGGACGAGGACGAGGTGCCCGGCGGTGGATTCTCACCCGACATCGTGGACACCGAGCGCCTGCCCCGCTACCTGGAGGCCGTGCGCGGCATCCTGGCCGCGACGTGCAGCACCCGCCCGCTGGGCACGCTATGGATAGCGGCCGGTGGCGACCATGTGGAAGGCCACGACGTATTCCGGGGGCAGTCGTGGCACCTGGCGCTGGACGCCGGGGAACAGGTGGTGCGGTGGGGCCGCCTATGGGCGCGCGCGGTCGCGGAACTGGCGCGCATGGCGCAGGAACACGGCGGCCAGTCGGTGCTGCTGGCCGTGAACGGGAATCACGGAGTGCAGGGCGGCCGGGGTGCTGGGGCCACGCCGGTTGCCCTGTCGTATGACTACCTCGCGCACGCGCTGACGTGCGAGGCGCTACGGCATCACGCCGACGACCTGGCGCTGACCATGCACGAGGAACCCCGGCTGGCCGTCTATTTCCAGACCTGCGGCGCGCTGGTGCTGATGACGCACGGCGATCAGGACCGGGGCGGCGGGCTGGTGGGCGTGCCCGTCGTGACCGGCATGCGGAACGACTACAGCGTGCGGATGTCCACGGGCGTGCAGCATGACCTCCACATCAGCGGCCACTACCACCGGGCCACCAGCATCACCGTCGGCGCGGATTCCGAGCGCCATTGGAACAGCGCGTGGGTGGGCAGCACGAACCTGTCCATAGGCCGGGGCGGCGCGTCCCTGCCGTCCCAGAATGTGTTTGTCATCCACCCGGAGTACGGCATGTCCGCGCTGCATCGCGTCCGGCTGGTGGCTGGGCGCACCGAGTCACCCGTGGAGGTGCTGGGGCCATAACGCACAACGGCTCGCCGTGTGAGGGCGGGCCGCGTGGTGCGGTGGTGGGTTAGTAGGCCCCGTTTATCGCGTCCTGAAGGTCGGCGTACTCGATGTCCACGCCCCGGCGCTCCAGCGCGCGCATCGCCATTTCGGTGGCGACCTCCAGCGCGTCCATGCTCCCTGGGTCAGTTCCGGCAGGCGTGGCGGTGGCGGCCCATGCTGCCCACTTGTCAATAAGTGCGGAGTGTGCGGCGGTCATGTCGTGTTCCCTTCGGTTTGTGTTGCCTTATGTCCAGAACACTAGACGCCCGCGCACGGCACCGCTACCCCTGCCGCAGCCGGAAAGTCGCAAATAGCGGGGAAAACATAGAACCCCCGCAAATAGCGGGAAAAGCGCGCGCGCGGTGTGCGCCATGTGCCCCACATCCCGGCGGCGGTGGTCTAGTGTCCTGAACACGGCAATGACGCCGACGACATGGAGGGCGACATGGACAGCATCACGAAGGCAGACGGGATGGAAGGCGTGCGCCTGGTGCATTTCCCCGGCAGCGTGCGGGTCGTGCTGGACGACGACGCGCTGGCGCTGATTGCTGACGCGCTGGAGGACGCGGCCGCGTGCTGGGACTCGGCGCTGGATGGGCACCGCGCCGCGCTGCTGGCCGAGGTCGTGCGCGGCAGCGACGAAGGCGCGCTGACGCTGGAGAACCACGACGACGGGCGCGAGGATGGCGTGACCACCCGCCGCTGCGCCGCGCTGCTGCGGGCGCTGGTGGACGCGGGGGCGCAGGCATGACCCCCGGCGACGTGGTGTATTACCGCGACAAGACCGGCGCGCACTTTGGGCACCTAGTGGAGTGCGGGTACAAGTGGGCGCGCGTGCAGCACGGTGAGCGCGTGCGGCGCGTGCCGGTGGAGGACGTGAAGCCGTGGCCGCCTGCGAAGGCCGACGCCCCGGCGAAGCCTGTCAAGCGGGGGAGGGTCTAGTGCAGATCACCGACGACACCACGCGCCTGCGCGGCGGCATCACGCGCGCCGTGGTCGAACTGGTAATGGCGCGCGCGGCGCTGTCCATGCTGAACGACCGCGAGGCGCTGAACGGTGTGGACGAGTTCCACGACGCATACCGATGCGTGACCCGTGCCGCCGAGGCGCTGGGCGTGCATGTCACCGACCTGGATGCGATGGCGCAGCGGGTCGTGGCCGAGGTGCGCCCGTGACCGACGACCGCGCCCAGTGGCTGGAGGCATCCGCGCAGGCGTACCGCGAGGCGCAGGAACGCGCCCACGGTGCCTACGGGATGCTTGCCACCGGCATCATCGCCGCGCACGACACCGGCATGCCTATCCGCGCCATCGCGGAATCCGTCGGCCTGTCGCCTGCGCGGGTTCATCAGATCGTGAAGGGGAGGCCAGCATGATCGCGCTCACATTCGACGACCTGCCGCCGAACACGCGGACCACCGACCCGACGACCGCGCGCAAGGCGGGGGCCGCCGTGGTCATCCGTGCCGGTTCGCAGCGTGCCCGGCTGCTGGTGGCATACGCCGACGCCGGGGACTACGGGCTGACGAACGAAGGCGCGGGCATCGTGACCGGCCTGGCCGAGCGGCCGGGCTGCTGCTACTGGAAACGGTGCGGGGAACTGCTGGCCGGTGGGTTCATCCGCGCCACCGACGAAACGCGCACCAGCCGCGCGGGCGAGGCGTAGCGGGTGTGCGTCATCACGCACGCCGGGCTGGCCGCGCTGGACAACATGGGGAGGAAGTAGTGAACACCGAAACGATGACGAGCCGCGAGGCGGCCGAGTTCCTGGGCGTGTGTAAAACGAGCGTGCAACGCCTACGGGACGCCGGATACCTTACCGACGGTCGCCCGCAGGGTGGGTATGTCACCACGGATTCGGTGCTGTTGTTCGACGCGGGCTGGCCCGTGAATGACAGCGGCGCACGGCCGATGCCGCGCGGGCTTTATGGAAAGACCATCGCGCCGAATGTGGAGGAAATCCCGCGCGTGGGCGGTGGCTCTACTTACCGCGTGCGGTTTTATGGTGGGCGCGGCGGGGGCGGTGGATTTGACAAGACCTACCGCACGCGCCGGGGCGCGCTGGCTGCCGCCGAGCGTATCCGCCGCCAGCAGTCCGCGCCACCCGCGCCACCCGCGCCACCCGCGAATACTGACACGCCGACGCTATGGACGCGGCTGCGCGCATGGCTGACAAACGCCGACACCACCGGGAGGACCGCATGACCACGAACACCGAAGGCGTAGCGCCCGACGAGCGCGCGGACGCCCGCGACACGCTGGCCGCGCTTGCGCGCGACTGGTGGCAGCCGCCCGCTGAACTGATCGCCACGCTGCCGAAGGGCGGTGTGCAGTTGTCCTACCTGGGCCACGCCGACACCACGCGCGCGCTGATCGAAGCCGACCCGGAGTGGACCTGGATTCCGATGGCGACCGATGAACATGGCCTGCCGGTGCTGGACCGCGACGATCAGGGCCGCCCGGTAGGGATGTGGATTTGGCTACAGGTGTGCGGGGTGGAGCGCCCGGCATACGGGTCGTGCGAGCCGGGCAAGCGTGACGCGGTAAAAGAGTTGGTGGGCGATGCCATCAGGAACGGGGCCATGCGGTTCGGTGTCGCTGGTGGCCTATGGTCGCGCGCCGACCGTGGCGACGGCGGCAAGGCGAAGCGCGCACCGCGCAAGACCACTCGCAGGAACACCGACATGCCCGCCGACACCGCCGGGCTGGCCGACCCGCCGCCCGGCACGGCCGAGTTCCAGGCGCTGACGCTGCTGGCACCGTCGGCATCCGGCGCGGACATCGCGGAGGTGCTGCGGGGCATCGGCATCGCTGACCGCGCCGCGCTGACCGATCAGGCGACGCTGGATAAGGCCCGCGCCGCCATCACGGCGAAGTACGGTCAGGAAAACGCGCAAAATGCGGGCAAATCGTAATCCGCTCGTGTCCACCTACCTAGACACACGCGCGCCACGGGCGTACATTCACGGCATGGCAATAACGCCGAACGGAAGGGGTAGGGAAATGAAGGTCAAGGTAACCGTGACGCTGGACATAGACAAGGCCGCGTGGATGGACTACAGCGGCGGCGATGACGCGCACGATGCCGTGGTGCGCGTGGATGTGCAGGACTGGGCCGCGCAGATTCTCATGTCCTCACTCGCAGAGGCCGGATGCGAGGCGGTGGCCGCATGAGCGCGGTTCGCATCATCACCACGCCTGGCGGTCGCCGCTTCGCATACATAGGGGACTACACCCTGCGGGCGCTGGATGAGTTCGGCGGGTTTTGGGAAGTTACCCGCGACATAGACAGCGACGAGGTGCGCGTGGCATCCGGCCTAACGCTAAACGAGGCCACGGCGGTGGCAAGGGAGAACGCATGACCACGGACGACCGCGAGCGGCAGGCCCGCGAGTTCGCGCAGGTGGAACTGGCGCGGCTGGAGGCCGAGCAGGAACTGTCACGGCTGACCGAGCGCGCGAACGAACTGCGCGCCGCGCTGGTGGCGGGCATGACAATGGGCGAGGCGGTGGACGCCGGGCCGATGGGCTGGGTAGTCCTAACACCGCCAGCACGGCGGCCATCCATGCGCGTGCGCGAGGACGGGCTGGAAAAGTACCGGGAGGCCATCGCCGGGCTGGGCCTCACCGAGCAGGTCACGACCTGGACGCGGCCGAAGGTATCCGACCTGCGCGCGAACGCTGCGGCGCTGGCGGCCCACGGTGTCCCGTTTCAGGAAGTGGTGTACGAACCACAGGCCACGCCCACGCTGACCATCGTGCCGAGGGAGCGCGAGGATGGCTAGGCATAGCCTGGGAGGCGGTGCTGCCGTTATGGTCGCGGGCGTCGTGGTGTTCATCATCGCGGCCGTGGTCATCATGGTGACGACATGAGGCGGGCGTGTCAGGTGTGCGGCCAGCCTATCCCGACCACGGACCTGCGCCGGGTGACGTGCGGCAGCCCGCGATGCAGGCGCGAGCGCGAGCGGCGGGCGAACTACGAAAAGCGCCCGGCACCGCCGCAGGCCGAGCAGTTGCGGCCTATCCGTGACATGCACGCCGAAGTGGTCCGGCGCGACCGCACGCGCGTCGTGCTGATGATGCGACAGGCGCTGGACGCAGGGGCATCGCAGGGCGAGGCCATCATGGCGGTGTCGCGCAACACGGGCGAGTCCATCGCTACCGTCATGGCCGTGTGGAGGGCTGCAACATGACCGCACGGCTGGGGGCTGATGCAGCGCGCCTTGCGTATGGCGATCGCCAGCAGGACTACGGCGATGCGGCGGCGAACCTGTCACGCATCGGTGCCGTGTGGGGCGAACTGCTAGGCCGCGAGGCCATCCCCGCCGACATGGTGGCGCTGATGATGGCGGGACTGAAACTGGTGCGGGCATCGCGCCGCGTGGACCGTGACGACCTGGTGGACGCGGTGGCCTATGTGATGCTGGCCGACGATACGAGGGGGGAATGATGGAAACGCTGGGGCTGTTCATACTGCTGGTGGGCGTGCTGATGGTGTGCCTGGCCGTGCGCGGCGGGAGGGCTTAGGTCATGGTGCGTCAGGAAACCGAGCGCAGGCGGAAGGCGGGCGGGTTGAGGTACCCCCCCGCGCTCCCTTCACCCGTTCCCCGGCAGCGGTGCCATCGGGTCCGCCGGGCGGTGGCGCTTACGGTGGGGGCGGCGCTTGTGTTCGCCCCCGCCGTTGCCGCCGAGACTGCTGCGGCGAAGCCCTGCGGGAAACATCCCGCGAAGGCCGCGCCGGGCAAGGTGGACCGGGCCGCGTGCCTGAAGGCGTACAAGCGCCAGCGCGCGCGTGCGCGCCTTGCGTGGCCTCCACGGCCTACGGAGGCAGAAATCCGAGCGCGAGTGAACCGCATCGGGGGCAAGGGGACGTGGGCGAAGGCGGCCCGCGTTGCCAACTGCGAAACCGGCGGCACCCGTGGCTCGAGCCGCAACCGTGGCAACGCCCGGTGGTACATCACCGCGAACGGCACGCCCACGGGTTCGTACATCGGCGCGCTGGGCATGTATGCACGCACGTTCGCATACGGGGCGAGGCGCACTGGCTACCGTGGGCGCACCTATCAGGAACAGGTCGCCATCGCCGTGGCCGCCTGGCCTATCACGCGCGGATGGTCCGGCTGGGGATGTGGTGGCGCATGACGCTCGAGCCTATGGCGCTGTTCGACATTCATGCGCCAACATTTGACGTGGGCACCTTGCGTATGCGTGAAACGAATAAGCACACGGCAGCCGAATGGTGCGGGCGTTATCACTATTCGGGCACGCCGGGCGGTGCTGGCGCGACGTATTATGGGGCCTTCTCGCCTGACCTAATCGGACTGGTCATTATCGCGCAGCCTACGAATGTCGCGGGCGTCGCTGGAAAATACGGGCTCGAGCAATGGCCCGGCAACATGGAAATAGCGCGCGTTGCGGTTCATCCTGATGCACCACGAAATACGACCTCGCGCATCGTGGCAATGGCTTGCCATCAGTATCACGCTGCGACCGGCGCGCGCTGGCTGTTTTCATACGCCGACACGGGGCAGGGGCACCACGGTGGTATTTATCAAGCGCTTAACGCGGTGTACGTTGGTCTTTCACCGGCTGTGCATGGATACCTCCTGGATGGGAACCCGACCCATCCGCGAACCGTCGTCAGTATGTATGGGACGCAAGCCTGGCCGCATGTGCGTGAACTCGCGGCTGCACGAGGGCAGACACTCGTAAAAGTTGCAGCGATGAACACGCCGAAGCACACCTACATTTTGCCGCTGGGCTCGAGCCGCCAACGGCGCACGATACGCAAAGCTTTGGAGCAGCACGCCCGCGCCTATCCGAAACGGGAGGAAACATGACGACCCACATCCTCACCCGCCCGGCGGGCTGCCGTTGCCATTCGTCGTGCGAGTTCCCGTGCTGGCAGCGCGTGGGATGGGCGACGCCGTGCGAGGCATGCGACTGCCAGCCCGCGCCGACGGTTCGCGGGCACGTCGCGGCCGGTGACGACATGGAACGGTGCCCGGCATGCGCCACGCTGAAG